GGACTCTATATCTGAAAGGTCCGCAACCAGCGATTCCCTCAGGGAAATTCCCGAGGATGGTCTGGTTCTCCCCCGGCTTGAAACTATTCGTTCGGGATTTGGTTCGCTCGCTCCGATGGTGGTCGAATGGTCGCGCCGGCACATGGGCCTTGAGCTCCTCGATTGGCAAGTGCACTCTCTCGAAGGCTTGCTTCAAACAGATGAGAATGGCGATCTATTGAATCGCTCTGGGTATATCAGCGTGGCCCGGCAAAATGGCAAGAGCTTCTTGGGTATGGCGCTCCTAGGTACTTTCGTCACTGACTTCGCGCGGCTTCGAGGCAAGCCCCAAACAGTTGTGAATACCGCGTCCGAGTTGTCTCTTGCTTGCCAACAGTTTGAAAAGGTTGCCCCAATTTTGAAAGAGCAGTTTGGCTTCAAGTTGAAATGGGGCTACGGCCGTATGGAAGCCACCGGACCGGATGGCTCGAAGTGGTATGTCAAGGCCGCCACTCCCACAGCCGCTCACGGCTTGAGCGTTGACTTCATCTGGGCCGATGAGATCTGGAGCATCTCTGATGAAGTGCTTGCCCAAGGATTGCGCCCCACCATGAAAGCCCGGAACAAGTTCACCGCCGGCGGATCTCCGCTCATGCTGATGACTTCCACTGCCGGCACAGAAGCGAGCACCGCTCAGCTTCGCTATCGGGAGCAAGGGCTCAAGATGATTGATGAGAAAAAGTCCGGGAAGTTTTATTTCGCGGAATGGTCCGTTCCGAGTTCCGTGGATCCGATGGACATGAAATATTGGCGGATGGCTAATCCTAGTTTGGGGACTTTGCTCCAGCTTGAAGACATGGTGGCGGATTCTCAACATCCGGACCGGCTCAGCTTTTTGAGAGCTTCGCTCAATCTTTTTGTGGCCGCCGATCAAGCGTGGCTTCAGCCGGGCCAGTGGGACAATTGCTCCACAGATGAAGACTTTCCACAAGGGCCATCATGGCTTTCTGTGGACAGCTCACTTGATGACTCAAGATATGTCGCGGTTCAAGCCGGCTCAGATGATCGAGGGATTGTCCATGTCCGGACGATGTTCAGCGTTCAGACTTTGCGTGAATGCCAAGATGAAATTGTCCGCATTATGGAAGACCCACATGTCAAGCTTGCGATTACGCCATCTCTGGAGTCTCACATTCCACAGCATCTCGATAAGCGGAAGATGATTGTGGGATATGGCGAGCTTTTGAAGTACACACAGCTGGTGAAGAATCTGATTATGGAGCGCCGCATTGCTTGGAAAGCCGGCGAAGAAGAAGCGCTGTCGGAACATATGGCGAGAGCTGTCGCGGTCAAGCAACAGCACGCCATCGCTCTTAGCTCTAAGCGCTCGCCCGGGCCCATTGAATTGGCGCGTTGCACAATTTTTGCTTCTGCTCTTGCGGCGCGTCCTCGTGCTGTCGGAAAGGCGGCAATGGGAAATTCATCTAGGTGATTGACTTTTGATGTATACATCGGGAGACTCCGGCTATCGGTATTTTCCAGCGCTCCACGAACATTCCGCAATTCTCTAGCTCCGCGCCAACAGTCAAGGCGGCGGCTGGTTCTGCGATGGTGGGAAACTGGATCAACTACACCACTTCCACGCTGGAAACATTGGCGCTTTCGGTCCCGACAATCAGCCGCAGTCGCGATCTCCACACTTCGCTCATCGGCGCTCTCAAGGTTCGTCATTACACACGCCAATGGACCGGCGAACGATATGAGAAGATCTACTTGCCCAACGAACCATGGATGGACCAGCCAGATCCCAATGTCACCGCGCCATTCTTTTGGACATCCATCGCGAGTGATTTATTTTTCCACGGTCGCGCTTTCGTTTACATCACTTCACGCCGGGCCGATGACAATCGTCCAGCAAGCTTCACATGGCTACCAGCCGCCAACATCTCCACCATTGATCAAGTGCCCGGAGTCCAATACTACGGACCATCAAAAACAGTCGAATTCAACGGACTAGAGCTCCCCATCAACGATGTGATCCAGCTCTTCTCCGCATCCGCTGGAGTGCTGTACGCCGGCCAGCGCCAGATCATGATGAGCGTCTATCTCGATCAAGCAGCTGAACGCTACGCAAGCCTTGAAACAGTGCCGGGCTATCTCCAGCAAAAAGGTGGGGAGACCATGTCCGGCGAAGAGCTCGGAGATCTCGCTTCAGCATGGGCCCAAGCACGCAAGGCCAACGCCATCGGCGCATTGAATGATTATGTTGAATTCATCCCATTCGACAACCCATCAGAAGTTGTCGCAGATCAGCGCCGCTACCAAGCACTAGAGCTCGCTCGCTTGTGCGATGTGCCGGCTTACCTTGTCTCCGCGCCTACTGAAGGCGCATCAATGACCTACCAGAATGCTCAGCAAGCCCGGCAAGACTTGTATTTATTCGGGACGCGAAATCTGATTGATGTGCTTCAGAGCACATTCAGTATGAACGCAATTCTCCCACGGAATCGCTTCATCGAATTTGATGTTGCGGAATATCTCGGAATGTATGAAAACGAAGTCATCGTGGAGCCACGCTCAGAACGCGATGATGATATGGAAGAGGAGCTTTCATGAAGATTCAATTCGATGCCATCCCCATGAAGTTGGACGCGGCCGCTGGTGAGGAAACTCTCCCCACCATCACCGGCTTAGCTGTGCCGTGGTTTCCAGCTTCAGCAGTGGTGAGCTCGGGCGAGCGCGTAGCTTTCGAGCGTGGCGCTTTTGATGTCAACCAAAAGCCGGCGAAATTGATCGAGGGACACGATCTTTCCCAATTGGTTGGCACAGTGCCCGAGCTCATCGATCTCGAAGAGGGCCTTGGCTACCTTGCCCAATTCGCACGCACCACACGATCAAATGACGCGATAGAGCTCATTCGTGCCGGCGCTTATGACGCAGTTTCAGTTGGAGCCGATGTGATTTCATCGCGTTACGACAAAGAATCCAAGACAGTAGTGGTCACTAAGGCCAACTTACTGGAGCTCTCGCTTGTCGCGATTCCGGCTTTTTCGGCCGCGACTATCGAAACCCTCGCCGCTTCAGCACCAGAAGAAGATGACGAAACCCCAACCCCATCCACCAACCAACCAGAGGAGACTCAAGAAGTGGAAACCCCATCAACCCCAGAAGTAGCTGAAGCCGCAACAGTAGCGACAGCTCCCATCTACGCAAGCGCAAAGCGCGCTTTCGTTTTGCCATCACCAGCGGAATACATCGCCGCAATGAAGCAAGGCGGCGCAGAATTCGCGGCGCTCAACGCAAACATCCAAGCCGCCGCCGGCGATGTCATCGTTTCGAACACAGTGGTTCCAGAGCCAATTGTTCAGCCTCTCTATGACAACATCAACCCATTGCGACCATTCGTGAGCGCTCTTGGGCCTCGCTCGATGCCAGCATTAGGAAAGATTTTCATCCGTCCTCGCGTTGTCACTCATACATCAGTTGCAGTGCAATCAACAGAGCTCACCGGTCTTTCAGCTACGAGCTACGACATCGAAGAAGTGCAAGTCACCAAGAAAACTTTCGGTGGCCAAGCCACAGTGTCTGAGCAAGCAATTGACTGGTCAGATCCAGCGATTTTGAATCTTGTATTGCAAGACCTCGCCGGCCAATACGCATTAGCGACAGAGCTTGAAACTTGTACAGCATTAGCTGGAGCAATCTCAGCATCGAATGACTATGTCATCACAGACTGGACAGACGGTGAAGAAGTTGTTGCAGACCTTTACGCGATGGCCGCAGAGATTGGAAAAGTAGGTAACTACTTGCCAACCCATCTTGTAGTGTCTCCCGACATCTGGGCGAAGCTTGCAACCGCGACCGATACGACAGGTCGAGCAATTTTCCCACAGGTAGCGCCAATGAACGCCGCTGGACAATTGTCCGGTGGTGCTGTGGCATACAACGGCAACCCACTTGGACTCCAGTTGGTAGTAACTAACCAGCTCAAGAGCTCGATCGCTGTGGGCAACCAAGACGCTTCGGAATTTGCTTTCATGCTCAACGCTCGCGCGATTGAAGCCTTTGAAACCAGCAAGGGAGCCCTCAGCTTGACGGACCCTGCAACCTTGGGAACCACTGTGAGCTTCCGTGGCTACTTCGCCGCGAAAGTAATGCAGGCCAACGCCATTTGGGCACTCGGACCCACGGTCACTTGGGCCTAGTCCGCTGAATCCGCATCGTCCTCGGTAAGTAGATGACCACTCCAACCTTTCCCATCGCAATTGATAAGACAGTCACGGCTATCACAGCGACCTCTGGAGTGTTCACGCTTACCTTGGACGATGTCAACGGAATCCAAGTGGGCTCGCGTCTTGATGTTGGCGGTCTTCCCACTGCTTCATGGAATGTCAACAGCATCCAAGTAACAGCGGTGAACGCCACCACCAAAACCATCCAGTACAGCCACGGCAATTTCACAGTCGCTCCGGCTTCCGTATGGGGCCAAGTGCACATTGAAACGCTATGGGCAAGCTCAGCAGATGTCGAGCTATGGCTTGGCTTCGATGCGACTGGCACTGACCAGACCTTTCTAGATCTGTGCACCGATGCCGCCAACGACCGTTGCTGGTATTACCGCGCTCGCGCCGGATACCAAGACCATCCCAATGTGGCTCCCGGGACAGACGCGAAGACAGCTGTCATCATGTACGCGGCTCAATTATTCCGCCAGCGTGGAGCAGTTGATTCCTATGCTTCTTTCCAAGAGCAAGGATTCGGAGCTATTCCCGGCCAAACACTTGGAGTGATTCTGGCTCTTCTCGGATGCAAAAGGCCACAGGTCGGATAGACCATGGCCGCCACGGGGATTCTTCAAGATGCAATCACAGCCACAAAAACAGCGCTCACCGCGTTGGGGCTTCAAGTCATTGATGACCCACGGAACGCGCGGCCTTATTGCGTCATGGTGGAGCTTCCCACTCTGGACGCTTTCACAAAGAATGTCGGAGACATCACGATCACTATTCGAGTGCTTGGGATTCCACCAGCAAACAAAACAGCCGCCGAATATCTGCTCACAACAGTTGACACCATCATGAACTCGTCTATCGCGATCACTGATGCTCGACCTAGCACAGCGGATTATGGCGGCGGACAGTTCCCGACATACGACATCACCAGCCGGATCGCAGTCCGGCGCAACTAACAAAAAGGAGCCATCATGGCAACATCAACATTCCTCAGCAATGCAACAGTGAACATCACACAAGGCGCGACCACTTGGGATGTGTCCGATCAATGTTCATCGGTCTCGGTCGTAGTGGGCTATGCCGAACTCGATGCCACTACCATGGGCGATACAGGATCAAAGGCAGTCAAGGGGCTTCAAACGGTAGAAGTAAGTCTCAGTTTGTTTCTTTCCTACGGAACCGGAGAAATTGAAGACATGATCCAAGCTTGCTTGGGCACTGGCACAACCACACTTGTCATCTCGCCATCTGGAACCACAGAGTCCGCCAGCAATCCGGAATACACCGTTTTGAATGCAATGCTCTCATCCGGTCCAGTCATCAACTCAACTGTGGGGGAGCTCGCGGTTGCTGAGCTGACATTCACCATGGGCACATGGGCCCGGGACATTACAGCACCATAAACAAACAGAAACGGGGAACCAATGAAACTCACACTTCAAGTCACTGAGCAAGGCGGCAACGCCTACGAAGTGACAACATCACTACCAGTCATCATCGCATGGGAACGAAAGTTCAAAAGAAAAGCTTCAGAACTAGCGTCCGGCAACATCGGACTCGAAGACATGGTTTTCTGGGCTTACGAATCAGCCAAGAGATGCAACATTCCCGTTCCAATGTCACTCGATGGATACATTGACAAGATCGAAGCGATTGATGTAGTGGAGACTGATGCTGTGGTCCCTACCAGCGCGGAACTTACGGCCGGCAATTAGCAGAAGTGCTTATTGCTACGGGGTATTTTCCGCCAGATATTGAATACGGATTCCGAGAATTAGCCACCACTGTGGCGGTACTCAACGAACAAAGAAAGGCAGAGAAACAGCATGGGCGTAAGCGCTAGCGTCGAAGTCTTTGGTGTTCGTGATGCTTTGAAAGAGCTCGGACAGATTGACAAAAAGCAACGATGGAAAGCCATCGCAAAAGTGAAAGCGGCTGGAGAACCTTTGGTGAACGCGGCACGCGAAAAGTATCCACCGAATCCGGTGCTTACCAATGAAGCCGGGCGCACAACTTGGAAGGATCAAGGCCGGCTTGGCTACTCAAAAGCTTCAGCCGATAAGGGAGTTCAAATCCAAGTTGGCGGACGCTCAAAAGGTAACGCATACGCAATTGTCACCATTGTTCAAAAGAATCCCGGCGCGGCCATGTTTGACATTGCCGGCTTCGCTAATGGTGCATATTCAAAAGGCCCACAAGGGGACGCTTTCATTGCGAAATTGACTCGTGATTACGGACCGGCACAGCGTGGAATGTGGCGCAATATTGGAGTCATTAGGCGCATTGGAAACGATGCGATCATGAAAGCGCTTGAGGAAGTCACCGCGGAAGTCAACAGAAAGCTCGTGAAGTAATGGCCATTTATCTCCCAATCATCAGCGAATTCAAGTCAACCGGAATTGATCGCGCCAAGAAAGAATTCAAGTCTCTTGAAGGCGTGGGAGCCAAGACCGGCTTTATATTGAAGAAGTCATTTTTGCCGGCGACTGCCGCAGTAACAGCGATGGCCGCTGGTCTTTTTGATGCCGCTAAGGGAGCGATGGAAGATGAGGCCGCTTCTAGTGAGCTTGCTCGAACCTTGCGCCAGACAGCCGGCGCTACTGATGCTGTAGTTGCTTCCACGGAAGATTGGATTAGTGAGCAAGGCAAGCTTCTCGGGATAACGGATTCTGAGCTTCGTCCGGTGCTCTCCAAGTTGTCTCGCGCTACTGGAAGCGTGGCCAGATCGCAGGAATTAGCCAATAAGGCTATGGACATCGCCGTTGCTACTGGAAAGCCTTTAGGGACCGTTACAGACGCTCTCACTAAGGCTCTAGGTGGCAACATGACAGCGCTTGGAAGGCTTGCGCCAGAGTTCCGAGAGATGGTCAAAGAAGGTGCATCATTCGATGACATCATGGCCGAGATGGCTATCACCATGGGCGGCGCGGCCAGTGAAGCCGCCAACACAGCAGAGGGACGATTCAAGCGTTTAGGCATCGCACTCGATGAAACAAAAGAATCAATCGGAGCCGCTCTGATGCCAGTCATTGAAGCTGTACTTCCACTGCTTGAAAAGTTCGCCACATGGGCCCAAAACAACCCACAAACATTCATCATCATCGCCGGCGCTATTGGAGCGCTCGCTGTAGCAGTGATGGCCGCCAATGTTGCCATGGCTCTCTTCGCGAGTCCTATCGCCGCCATCGCCGCCGGAATCGTGCTTGTAGGTGCGGCTCTCACAGCGGCCTACTTCCGTTTCGATGGCTTCCGCAAGATTGTGGATCTAGTTTTTAGCGGCTTGAAGTGGTACATCGGCCAAGCAATCAGCCAGTTCCAATCCATGCTGGCAGTAGTCAAGACAGTGTTCAATGGCATCGCATCGCTATGGAATAACACACTCGGAAAGCTCTCCATCAAAATTCCAGACATTCCCGGGCTTCCCGGACGCGGACAATCTTTCTCAATTCCTAAGATTCCCATGCTTGCAAATGGCGGAATCATTGACCGCGCGACTCTGGCAGTGGTGGGCGAGTCCGGTCCCGAGGCTGTAATCCCTCTGGATCGTCTTGGCTCCATGGGCTACGGCGGCGGAAACAATGTGACAATCAATGTCCACGGCGGCGACCCGAACGCAGTAGTTGACGCTCTCCGGCGCTACATGCGGACCAATGGCGCGGTCCCCATTCGAGTAGCCACTTCCATTTAGCCATGCCACTACCCACGCTCACAGCAACCGGACCATCATCCAGCGCCATCGGCTTTATCACAAACTTCCAATGGACCGCCGGCAGACAAGCAAAAAGCGACCCATTCAAAAGCGGAACCGGCTCGATCACCATTCGCAATCCTCAGAGCTTGCCGGCCGCGATTGTGTTGGAAGCGCTGGTCACTATCAGCATCAACGGCTTTCAAGTGTGCGGCGGATATGTCACAAACATTTCTTATAACTATGGGACTATCCCGGCTGAAGACACAGCGACCATCTCGCTTGAGGGCTATCTTGCTTTTCTTGGCCGGGGCTATGTCGAAAATTTATTGATGCCCGGCGGAACCACCGGAGAATACGCGGTCCGAGTCGGAGCGAATCTCACCGGCGGCGCTCGAACCATTGTCGACAATGGGACACGCTCAAAAGTTGCCGGGCCGAACTTCATCTCTGGAGATGGTCAAAACTACATCTTGAAAATGGTCACAACAGAAAGCGGCCGCCTAGATGAAAAGCCGGCACAGCTCACTTTTCATGGCCGTGATGTACTAATTGATGCGACTCTCCCGCCTAACTCGCTCACCAATGTTCGATTCACTGACACCAATCCAGCGACCACTGGCATGGCATACGATTCAGTCGAATTCGCAAGCCTCACAGATAACTACTTCACACAAGTGACAGTGGTCCCCGAAAGCTACGGCGGCCAAGCGTTCCAAGCCGGCACAGGCTCTAGGAATCTCCAGCTGGACACGGACGATGAGACCGATACTCAAGCTCTGGCGCTCGCACAATACACACAGGCTCAGTTCAGTTCATCGGCTTCTGTGCCAGTTTCCATCTCTACTCGGAACGCTCTTAGCAATGCGCTCGATCCAGCTCAACTCATCTCGATCGGCTGTGTTTCTGTGCGTCTGCCGATTGTGTTCCGTGGCTCCACTTTCAACACAATCATTGAGGGCTGGAGCATCACAGCGGACCCGAGCGATGTTCGCTACACATTCCATGTTTCGGATTTTCGTCAAAACAATGTTTTCATTCTTGATGATCCGATTTATGGCGTACTTGATACAGGAAGATTAGGATTCTAATTTATGGCAACCCCAACAAACCTCCCGGCTTCTTTCGTTGCCGGCAATGTGCTCACCGCGTCACAGATGAACAATCTCCGCGGAGCTTTTCGCGTTTTGCAAATTGTGTATGGCACAACCACAACACAGTCAGCAGGTGGAACTTCGACCCTTGTGGATACAGGCTTGACCGCGACGATTGCGCCACAAAGCACTACCTCACAAATTCTTGTGCTTGTATCGCAAAACGGCGTACATAAGTCAACATCAAACACTGGTGTTCGAATTGTTCTTTTGAGAGGCGCAACAAACATTGGTGAAATAGCGGCATCTGCTGGCAACACTGGCTCTACAACTACAATTGATGTTGGCACAGTCGGAACAATGCTTCTTGATTCCCCGGCGACTTTGTCCGCGACAACTTACAAAACACAATACGCTTCAACTGCCAACAGCGCTTTCGCCGCTGTGCAATTGAACAGTGCTCGAAGCACAATGATTCTGATGGAGATCAGCGGATGACACAAATGGAACTAATAGAACTTCTGCTCGAAGCCGGATTCATGAACGGATGGGCTCTTTCAGAAGATGTACTTGTTTTGTGGGAACACGATGAAGACCCACCAGCACCACTCACAAGGCCCACAGATGAAATACCTATTGCCGATATCGCTACTGATTCTCAGTAGTTGTGGCTATGACGGCCGCTACCGCTATCACTGCCAAGACCCAAACAATTGGGAAGCCGTTGATTGCGTTCCGCCGGTCTGCCACGCTTCCGGATACTGCACAAAGGATCTGATACCAGATGACGCGCTCACTCCGTAACCCCGAAAAACGCCACACACCAGAAGAGCTCCACGCTCGACTCATCTTCGCAATCGGGCTCACTCTCGCTGTCGTTTTCGCTCTTTCCGTGATGACTCTGCTCTATGCGCTCGTATTCGTGACACAGCCAGTCAGCATCCAGAGCCCCAATGACGCGGCATTCATAGATCTCGTGAGCACGCTCCTAGTGTTTCTCACTGGTTCGCTCGCAGGAGTCCTCAGCGCGAACGGAATGAAATCAAGAAAGAAAGAAGAAACATCATGACCATCACACTCACAGACGCTCAGAAAGCCCTATTGGCTTCCTACGGCCGTTCACTGCTTGCAAGCGCTGTCGCTACCTACACAGCCACACAGAGCCCCACAGCCACTCTCAACGCTGTATGGGCAGGGCTCATCCCCACAGCCATGAGATACTTCAATCCAGCGGACAAGGCTTTCGGCCGTGGCGCGTAAGTACACCGGAAACACTGACGGAGACAACGGCGGACCCCGAGAAGGCACACAAGAGCTTCTTCGTCTGGCTTCAAAAAGATGGGGATTCACTTCATTGGGCATCTACGCCAATCGCCGGATGAACAATTTCCAAGCGGCCGCAGACCCCGACAACCCAAAATTCCTCAGCGTTCACGCCACCGGCCGCGCCGTAGATCTGGGCTATTCCAACAGAGCCGCCGCTCTCGCATTCTGGAACTTTCTCATTGCCAACACAGAGCAGCTTGGCATCGAAGAGATTCATGATTACGCCTACAAAAACCCAAAACAATCCGAGAAAGACAAGCTGGCTTGGGGAGCCGGCTACCGATGCTCACGAGGAGAAGGTATGGCCGGAATCAAAATATTTAACGCCAAGGACAACGCCGGAACGCCCGGCGGACGCTGGATTCATGTCGAATTGAATGAAGCCATGTCGGACGATAAGGAAGCATTTCGAAAGGCTTGGATGGACGCTGTCAAGCGTGCCGGCCTCAAATAGAACGCCAGAGCTGACTAGACATCGCTCCCGGCCAGACAGTCCACGCTCGTTCCCCGGCGTGGGCTGTCGCATATCCACCACTTAGACACATATCTCATGTATACATACTGTGTCGGTCTAGCGATAAGGGAAACAGGATGATTCAACAGCTTGGGTATATGTCGCTAAGGTCAAGGGACAATCTCCTAATGGTTCAGATCTTCACGGATCTGGAAACAGGCTCGATCAAGCTCGCTCGCGTGATGACACGCCGGACACCGGAAAGCTTGTGGGAGTCGCTGAACGAATTGCACAAGGAATCTTGAAGAGACTTATGACAGCCACACTCATCATCTCGTTACTTGCTCCAGCTGGTATCGCAGAAGCTCATCACACAAACCAGAAAAGCCGGAAAGAGTTCAAAGGCATTCTTCCCGATGCGTACTATCGCGAACTAGGAAAGTGTGAGACCGGCCTCGACTGGAAGCATGGAACATTGAACTACACTGGCGCTTTCGGCATTGCCAGAGGGACCGCTTGGCGCTGGTCCGGGCATCGCGGCCTAGACAAGTTCAGTCCACAAAAACAAGTGGAAATTGCGGACCGTATCGCTTTCCGTGGATGGGATAACCCCAAGACCGGCAAGCACAAGCCCAGAGTGGGCCCATGGGGATGGGGATGCTTGAAGCAATCCGCATATCTTCAAGGCTTTATCTGCCGGTCACAGCATCGCCTAGTTCAGAAATGGAAGCGCAATTGTGGAAAATAACGAGATGATCGTGTCCAGCCGCATCCCATATCTGGACTATAAAAGTCTTCACGCCATTCGACTCATTAGAGGCGAAAACGGAAGAAAGCCAAGCATCTCGGAACTCATCCGGGAAGCAATCAACCAATTCATCGGGGAACAGAATGAATCAACAGACACTAAGTAAGAAGCTTCTAGATCTAGCATCAGAGCTCATCATCAAAGGCGACCCAGATAGCGCACTAATCGTTACTCTGGCCGCTTCTCAGCTGATGGGATTGCCGGGACAAGCTGAGCGCTTGCGGCATCCATCGGGAAAAGTGCCGGACTCTAGCACATCTGACATCAACAATGTGATCAACTTGATGTACGGCCGCAATCTTGGAGAAGACCAATGAGCTTCAATCTCGACAATTACGAGCCAGTAAGCGCGCGACTAGATCGCTGGCTAGAAAACCGAATTGGTGGCTTCATGTCATCGACTAACGACTACCCACGTGTCCTAACTCGTATGGTTTCAGAGCCCGGTGCAGACATCTGTGTCATTAGGGCAGAACTGTGGCTAGGCGAAATGCTTATCTCTACTGGCTACGCCGAAGAAGTACGCGGAAGCGGAAATGTCAACAGAACTAGCCATGTTGAAAATTGCGAGACATCAGCTGTGGGCCGCGCATTAGCTAACGCCGGCTACGCCGGAAGCGACATGACCAAACGCCCAAGCCGGGAAGAGATGCAGAAAGTTCAGCGCTCCAGCAACGGTCCAGCAATGCAATCCGGCAGTGATGCTCGAATGCCAAGCGTGACCATCACACAACCATCCGGGCTCGCCACAGACAAGCAAAAAAACATGATCCGGGCCATCTCAAAAAGCCATGGAGCATTGCCGCCGGCCAACCTCGACCAAATGACCAAATTCGAAGCTTCCGCACACATTGACAAGCTCAAAACAATGGAAGGCAACGCTCAAGCAGATGAGCACGATTTACAAGCTGAGGAGCCTTTCTGATGACTGCTTTATATGTGATCTGGGGAATCCTCGTAGTGCCGGCTTTCGCTGTGTTTGTGTATCACTCAATGCAATGGGCCCATGAGGACCTAGCAGAAATAACAAACAATGACAAGCTCGGAATCTATTCCATCTCTGGACTTCTGGCGCTCGGATGGCCGATCATCGCTTTGATGATTGGAGTCAAGCTAGTGAATGACTACATCAACGGTCCCCATGACTAGGAACGCCCCAGAATCCATACTTCAAAGCCAAGTGATTACCTTGGCGAAAATGAACGGATTCAGAGTGCATCACGCGCGACCAGTCCAGCAAGCCAACGGACGATGGCTCACAGCAATCGCCGGAGATGCCGGCTTCCCGGATCTAGTGCTTGCCCATCCCGAGCGAGGTGTTCTATTCCTAGAGCTCAAAGCTGAGAAAGGGAAACTTTCGCCGGCTCAAATTCAATGGGGACATTCACTGTCCAAGTTTGTGGAGTATTACCTCATTAGGCCACAAGACCTTGAGAAGCTCGCCAAACGCCTCGGAGCGCCCCGATGAAGGTAGTTGTGACCCTTACACCATCCGAGCTTGAAAAAGCCGCGTATGGGGGAGTGAATCGCCGCATTCGAGCGATGAAGAAACAGCGCCGGCCTAACCAGCAGGAGCGCCCCGAGTGGGAGCAGAAGTGGTGGCAGTCCGACATAATTGGCGCGATCGGAGAGTTCGCAGTTCTCAAGATGTTTGGCGTGGAATGGGAAGACCTACCAGAAGACCCCAACGGAAAAGATGTCTTGGACTATCAAGTTCGCACAATAGAAAACCCTCGTGCCGGCTTGCGTGTCCGTTCACATGATCAAGATGACATCTTCATCCTTGCGGAAGTGAACAAGAATCGAGTGCTTGTCCATGGCTATTCCACGGCTCAGCTGGTGCGCGCTAACGGCTTTGAAGAGTTCCCACGATGTTTCACATTGCCAAAAGATGAGCTTTACAGCGTAGGCGATTTACCTCATCCAATTGAATGGTCCGAGTTTGTTGCGCCACAGAGTCGCCAGATGTAATATGCCCGAACAATTAATAGACCCATGGCCGCGTAGGGAGTTGCACTCTGCCGGCATAACACTCGGGAACGAGGGTAGGCGAGGCTGTCCACAAGACGCTTCGAGCAGAGTACGAACTACACAAACGCGAATGGTGACTGTCCTACATGTCAAACATCTGGCCACCATGGGAGACATCCCAAAAGCGCGAGGGGAGAGCAACCCACAGACCATCTCACACTCAAGAGAGCAAGGCCGACAGGCCGCGCTAGTAAGGAACACTTATGTCATACAGCAGTGAATACCGCCGCAACCGCCAAACACTGATGGAAATGAAACTCCCTTGCTACTGGTGCGGAACAGAATGGACCAGCAAATTCCAAGCAGATCATCTCATCGAGAAAGACGCAGGTGGTGATGACTCGCCGGCCAATCTCGTCAGCTCATGCGCACCATGTAACCAGCAACGCGGACAGCGCTACCAAACAAACAAAGCCAACGCACGCATCACAGCACGAAACCAAGCAATGAACGCAAAACCCTTTTTTGAGGAGCGTTATGCTAC